CCCCCCCCCGCCCGCCCCTGCCTCTTTTGCCATACCCGCTCCTTACAAATACATCGTGTTCTGAATCATGGGTAAATCCGCGGTGTACCACCCGTTCGTTGGGTCGTACCGCAAGCTACTCAGCATCTGCTGCGTCGTGATATCATTCGCTGGAATGGTCAACAAGGCATCAATCGTTCGCTGCCACCGCTGAGTCTCCGACTCATCATCCGTGAACTCTAGACCCAATCTGCTCATCAACGAGTTGAAAAACTGTCGATCCGTACGCGTCCCGGAGACCCGCGTCTCCGCCACCTCCAGGGGACTCTCCCCCTCGGGCAGTTCGGGTTCCGTCCAGAACGTCGGGATAGCGAACTGCTTGTTCTTCTGGATCAAATCCCGCAACCACGTCCCCCAGGGGCGCACCATCGGCAACAACGCATCCGGACCCCACCAGTTCAACTCACCCAGAGGATCAGGAACAGGCGTCTCATCCGCATACCCGCCCCCGCCACCGTACCCGTACGATGGATAGTAGTAGTTGTTGGTATATCCACCCCCACTCTGGGGCGCGGCCAGCTCAGGACGCTCCTTCTCTACCCAGTTCAGGTTCGGATACCCCGACGCACTGTACGACCCCGAGGTGTTCTGTTCCGCTTCCCACTCCTCGTACGAATCATATGGGTAGAACTGGGACCTGGTCCTACCATGCTCATCCACATTGGAGTTCGCCCCAGTCATCTCGGCCCACAAGTTGTACTGCTCGGCCCGGGTCCGCGGCATCAGCTGTTCCCAGAACGGAGGGTCCGCCGTGCCTTGCATCACAGGGTCCATGCCCTCCCAGAACCAGGGTAGTTCTCGAAACCCGCTCAACGGGTTTCCCACCGGAGATGGATAGTTCAGCCCGAGGTCCCAATTTTTCATGCCCACACCACGCGTCTCAGCGTTCACCCCGCGACCCCAGAAGTCGCGTTCCAGTGGCCTCCGAGGGAATTCGGGTACCACAAAATCGGGACGCTCCTGACGACGACCCCCCTGATCCGGAGGGCGACCCTCCTCATCACGTCCTTGGTAGTTCATCCCTGGTCGGAACAACCCAACATCCTCCGGCGTAGTGTTACCACCACCCCAGTTGCCCTGCCCCCTGGTCTGCGTATCTTTGTTCTTCTCGTACAACTTGTTCATACGATCCGTAGCACCCTGGTCCCGGGCCCCCGGCCGCGAGGACCCCACGTCCTCTTTGCCACCCCCGCCCCAGTTCCCCCGGGCGGGAGGTCGGTCCCCCGCACCCCGCGTGGGCACCTCTGGAATGAACGTATCCAGGTAATCCTGGTACCCCCCTCGGTCATACGCCATTAGTACCCCTCCTCCATGTATCCCAGCATCGTCTGCCGATACCTCTCCCACTGCTCTGGGCCCAGATTCATCTGCACCTGGGCCAGCTGGTCGTCCGACATCCGCAGAAAACGCTGCACCTGCTGTGCAGGCGTCAAACGACGGGCCTCACTTTTCGTGAGGCCCGCCAGTCCCTTCGTCACTTCCGCCACACCCTCATGGGCAAGGGTGCCTACCTGCTCAAAGGCATCCTTGAACGTCGACATTAGCGCCTCCCAGGCGTGATAACTGCCTTACTCGTCGCCCCAGTCCGTGGGAGTTGCTCCATCATCTCCCCCACACGCTGCTGCATGTTGGGAGCCGTATTCCCCCCAGGCGTCCCGGGCGTCTGCGAGGCCAACGTCTGGGCTGGCATGGTTATCTCCCGGTCCCCGTACTCCGGGTTCCCCGGAGGCGTACCCCCGTTCCGACCCGCCATCAGGTCGTTGATCGGGAACGGGATGCCCGCTTCCTGCGCCGCCTGCTGGGCCAGGGCCATCGTGAAGGTCGGTTCCGCCAGGATCGACTCCGCAATGACTTTCTTGGCCTCGTCCGTCAGGCTCTGGGGCAACAGGTCGTGCAGGGTCTGCTGGGCCACGTCCCGCGCCGTGTCCGCCGAGATGATCTTCCCCTGGAGTAGCGACAAGATCATGTTCACCGTCGCCGCATCATCCGAGGGTAGCGAGGCCGAGAGCTTCACCCGGTTGCGGTAATAGCCCCCGATGATTTCGGGGTCTACCATCACTTCCATTGCATCCCCCAGGCTTCCCACTCCCCAGAGGTACATCGGCTCCCGGACGTACTTTTCGATCAGCCGCAGCATCTTCTCGTTCACGTTCTCCAGGCACCGCTCGAGAGAGTCCTGTTTGAAGGCTACCTTCATCAGGGTCGGGTTCCGGAGGAGGCTCATCGTGATGCCCGACACCGCGCCGGGAGCCTGCCCCTGCAGGGCCCTGGGCAACGTGCCTCGCTCCGTGACCTCCATGTACAGGGCAATCTGCTCGTCCAGCAGCTGCATGGGAGCCTTATGCTCCAGGTAAAACGCATCCTCCTCGAGGTCCAGCGGGATGTGCATCCCGGCCTCGGTCCGCATCGGCTCGAAATCCCGGCCGTCCGCCGTCTTCGTGATGAGGGGCGGGTCCATCCGCCGCGTCAGGTAGGTGTCCTTCTGCGAGGCCAGCTGCGAGAGCCGCTTGATCAGGTTCTCTGCTGTGTAGCAGAACGGCAACCCCATCCGCTCCCCTACCGTCCGGATCGGCGTCTTCGTGGGGAAGAACATCTCGAAGGGCAGGAACCCGTAACCATGCTCCGCGGGAGCCTTCACGAACTTGCAGACCGGCGTCGTCCGCCCTGTCTCGCCGTCCGCCTCATCGTAGATGATGGCCACGGCGTTCACGTCCTCATCCCAATAGTCGATGAGGGTCACCACATCGGTGTCCTTCAGGCTCTCTAACGCCTGTTTTGCTGTCCGGACGTTCAGAAAGCGTTGGTCCCGACCCGTAATCCAGTCGTCCCTGATCTGGCCCACCAACCGGGGATAGGCGTGGATGACGTACTCCCAGGTGTTCGGCCGGTCCCCGGGCATCGGGTAGATGTTCACCGGGTCGTGGGCCACCACGTAGATCGGGAACTCCTTTTTCTTCTTGGCCTTCGGGTCGTACAGCACCTGGAGGACGCCCCAACCGCTCGTCAGGGCATACCACAGCGCATCCGCCGCTTGGTCCCGCACGTACCCATGATGCCACGCCGCGTAGAGGATTTTCTCAATCTCGTCTACCTGGACGTTGTGGTTCGCATCCACCTTGGATTTGGGTACCGAGATGGTGGGGCGTTTGGCGAACAACAGCTCCTGCATGCTGTCCGACAGCATGCGGAACAGGGGCAACACAACCCGCTGCTCGTCCGGCTCCGGTTCCTCGTAATTGCCCTCCGAGTCCGTGAACACCACGCCCGGGTCCTCGAAATAGTGCCTGCGCCAGAGCATGATGTTCTCGTTGCGCTGGCCGTAAAACTCCACAAGGTTATCCAGTCGCTCCTGCAGGAGCATTGGGGTGATTGTCTCCGCCAAGGGGACCTCCTATATCTGTGTCTGTAGCGCCTCCCGTTCCTCCTGGCGCATGCGCTTGAAATCCTCGCGTGTCCACCGCTTGCCCGGAGACCTACCATAGCAGCCAAACTTCCGCACCAGGAAATACCACAATGCCTTCACCAGATGGTCCCACTCGTCTACCGGTTTGTTCGCCTTGCGAGGATCCTCGGTATCGATCTTCGCCAGGGTCGCTGGCGGGTAGTGGAACCTCCGCATCTCCAGGTTGAAAAACGTGCATCTGGGATGCACCCAGAGGGTGTTCGTATCCAGGTAGTGCTGCAGGGTTTTGATGCCATCGTTGATGTCCACCCGTTTACCCTTCAGCCGCAGGCTCTTGAGCTTGTACCGCTCGTCCGTCTCCGCCCGCACCACCTGACTCCAGGCCCGCTGCTGCTCCTTGGCCATCACGTCGATCTGGCCCTGGTCCGCATCCCACCAGTCAATCACCCGATCCACGTTGCGCCACCAGGGGCGCTGCCGGGCAATGTTGTAAACCTCCTGGGTCGTGATGGTGGTCTGCACGTAGATTTCATCTATCACGCAAACGTGCCAGCCTTTGGCTAGCTCGTTAGTATAGGGTTCCTCCAGGAACCGCTTCAGCTGGACAGCCGCGACGGCATATGTGCCGCCCGGGTCCACTGCCAGATACACCGGCAGTTGCGGGTCAAACTCCGCCCGCTCCGCGTTGATGTTCTCGGTGGGGGACCATCCGGGGAACACGAGGTATTTGTTCGGGGCAGGCTCGGCCTTGTACCGAGCGTCGTAGACCTCCTTGGGGATGCGGGCCCGCTCCGCGGCCAGCCACTCCAGGTCCACGTTGTAGATGATAACCTGAACCCCTGGAGAGAGTGGCCAGGATACCCCGGGATTCATGTCCGCCAGCCGGTGGGGATTCGTCTTGTACCGCGCCGCAACCTGCGCGAGGCTCTCCCCTCCCTGGGCGTAGTAAACGTGGTAGTTATCCTCCGTCGGGTGACACCACGACTCGATACCCCACTCATTCTCGGTCTGGCCTATCTCGTAATACTCCTCGAACCACTCGCCCTGAAGGAACTCGAACGTTCCCATGCAGAGCAACCATCCGCCCGCGTCGATCAGACGCGGCACAAGGCGAGTGTCGTACAGGGCATACGGGAACAGGCTGGCCTCGTCCACCAGGATGTAGTCGAGGGCCACGGCGTGCATGGAATCTGGATTTTCTGCT